ATTGTGATTTATTATATGATGACGATGATTCGCCAATCTTTAAATTGTTATTTAATTTGAATTCTGGGAATGATTGAGTACTCGTTAAATACAGTGATGCATCATCAGTTACAATATTTTCAACGACAAACTGTTTGTTAGGTTTATTGTTTCTGCCATTTGATAACGCAATTATAGGATCTCCAGAATTTGAACCAATCCATGATCCAGAAACTGTATATTTGCCTTTAGCATAATCCACCGTACTACCAAATCGAATACTATTTCCAAATCGACCTTCAAGTATAAAATCACCTTCATATGGTTGAACTGGTGAAATTGATTTTCTCGTAAATGTATAGCCTCGCTTAGTAGCATCGATTTGATCTTGAGGCAATCCTAATGAGACACCTGGCAACATGTTTTCATTGATTGAAGAATGTAAATCAACCGTTGTAATATAATACCATTGTTCTCGAAAAATTGATATGTTGGATTGTTGATTAAATGTTTTACAAATTAAAACGAATTCGCCAATTAATGGTATTTGTTTTAAATTAATATTAGACGGTTTAACAATAAATTCTTTTTTATTATAGTATGTACTACATGATCTTACTCGCAATGCAAATAATTCATTTATTGTTGAATCGGAGCCAGACGCAATGTATTGGTACGTGTTATCATAAGCTAAAACCTCAGCTACTTCGAACTCTATATTACCCATTCACATCCTTTACAAGTTTGCTTTTAGCAGTTTCAATTTTTGATTGTAAAATAGATTCTTCTTGTGTAATTGCCTCTAACTCATCTTCTAATTCAGTTGACATAGTTTTCTCAGCAATTTTCATTAGCTGTTGCTTTTCTTCATCACTTAGTAAGCCATCAACACCATCGATGGTTTGTTTAGTAGAAATAAATCGTTGAACAATTGCTGTTAGTTTAACTAAATGATCATCATTTTTAACAGCAACATCAAGATATTCTTTAATTAGCGGAACAATCACTGTAGCATCAGATGCATTCCGAATTAACGGTTGCAACTGTGCTATCAATTGATTTATTTGTCTATCTTTTTTTTTAGAATTGTGATAGACTTCGGACATTAAATCTGCGAAACTTGTTCCTTTGAATAGTTCATCATTTTTATCCATATCGTAAAATCCTTTAATATAAATATCAAAAAGGCAGATTTACGAAGTCTGTTTGTTCATATTCAAGAAACTTGTCAGTATAAAGTTGTTTCAATGATTTAATTACTCGAGTAATATTGTTTGTTTCTAAACCAGTACGTTCTCGTATAAAAATATACAATGCTTTTTTGTTGAAGTCTTCAATATTTTCTCTAGTTTCAAAAATATGTAAAATTGAGTCAGCTACGTGAATATCAACTGAACTAGAAAACATATAATTCAAATTATCATAGCAATGCTCGATAAATGCGTCCATGAAATATTTAAGTGTTTCTCGCATTTCATCATTGTGAATTTCAGTAATGATATTACGACGTTCATCAATATTTATTTCCATGGTATCAGCTTTTAATTTCTTGTAAGCTTTTTCATTTTCTGCAATTAAATAATTGAATGATGTTCTAGTATAATATGAATATGCTTTTCCTGCTGAGGCATTAAATTTATTCAACCTTTCAGTTAAATACGTAACTAGATCAGTTTGCAAATCAACAAATGAAGAATCAATATAAGTAGGTTTTACTTTATTAATTAAGTTTTCTGCCAACTTCATGAATGCTGGGTAAATAAATCTGCGGTAAATTCGTTCTCGCAAAACAGGTCGGTCTTCGATTTTATTGTAAGCAGAAATAGCTATATCTGTTATTCGTGTAAAGTAATTATTACTTTTTTTCTTGCGCTTCGCCATCGAATATGTCTTTAAGTTCTGTGATTGTTTCTTTTAATAATGCGAAAGTAGTACCAGCTTCGTCTTCTGCCTCAAATGCACCTAAGCGGTCAATGTTTTGCATGTTTTCATAAGATTCTCCGATTTTAGAATACATGTAAACATTGGTAGTTTCTAATTCCTCAATATATTCCTGTGCGTCTGCTAATAAACCGGCTAGATAATAAGCACGAAACCCGGCGTATATTAATCCTCCTAATAAGGCAACGGATAAAATTACTAAAAATATCATATTGATTAATCATTAAATGCGCCAAAGATACTTGAGATATCCGTTAAGGCTTGTTCAACATCTGGATTTGATTCTGCTAAGTTTTTCAACCCGTTACTTTTTGTAGCTTTTGATTTTTCAACTACTGGGGCTGGTGTGCCATCTTTAAATTGTCGCCATCTTTCATATTCAATTGTAGATGCCATATGATCTGCATGGTGCAAAATGATTGGAAGATTGGTCTTTAATTTAGCTTGAGGCGCACGTGCGACGAAGTATGGTTTATTTGCTTCATCATACATTCCATCGTGAATTTTGATTGCTTGATATTCTGTCCAAGACATTTTAACATCGTATTCTTGAAGCAACCAAACTGACAAATCAGGTACCATAGCAAATGGAATAGCTGCATTTGTCTTGTAAAGTTTACCTTGATTTTTACGATGCCAATCTGAAGTTTCTACTTGATATACTTCGTTGCCGTCTCCCGGAAATCCTGCTTTACCAAGATCATGGTGCATTGCGGCAAACATCATTTCTTCTTTAGTATACCCAGACATATCAGCACCCATTGCAGTCCAAGTAAAATGTAATGAATCAACGCAATCCATTACTCGGAGTACATGGTCTACATAACCTCCGGCAAATGCATTGTGAAAGTGTTCCATCGAAGATGCTGGCATAAATACCATACGATCTTCTAATTCATCATACATTTTATTTAAGGCAACTTTGCGGGTAGGAAACATTGTGTTTACTCGAAGTCGATATTCTTCCCAATTCGATTTAATTTTTTCTGCTGTTAACATAAATTAGTTTTTACTAATATTATAATGAATTATTTGCGTAATTCCAATTTATGTCCATCTGCTAATTTCGAGGTGCATTGGTAACATGTAATTGCAGTTGCATTAACATCGACACGTTCTGAAATATTAGTACAGTATTTACATTGCATTTTTTTGTAGCCACGTGGAGCTGACGAAGATTTTGTTTTTGCCATAAGTTTTGAATTATTCTCTATCTAAATGATATCGAGCAGACTCTAATTTTTTCAAAGCACGAGCTAAATTATCCAAGGCTGACTCTTTATCTGTGTGCCCTTGTTGGATTGCTCGTCCTACCATTTGTACGATATTTCTTGCATCTTCAATATCGTCAGTAATTTTGTTTTTGAATTTCATAATGTAACCTTATTAAACATTTATTTATTATAAATATCAAGATTCTAAAATCAATGCTCGATTTTGAGTGCATTCTACCCCTATACGGATCAAAGCCTGCTCTTTTGCCTTCGCCTCAACCATAATATCTAAATCTGCAACACCATAAGTATTTGGAAGATCTAGAATATAATCAGCATGCGCTTGTTCTTTGATCTTGGTAAATTCTTTGTATTGTTTGTGGAATGTCGGCCAATTTGGCAAATCTTCCATGGAAATGTTATTGCGTTCAAATATTTGTTCAATTAGTGTTTGGTACTCTCTACGACGTGATTCGGAATAATGGGTACATTGAGTCACACCATGTTTCTCCCACGTGCTACGAGCCATAAAGAAGGCCTCTTGCTCAGATAAGTCACCGGTATTGAAAGTGTGATGCCAATAATCAAATGTAATTGGAATTTCAATCTGAGAATGTACACGCTCATATAAATCTCGAACTGAGTACATAGATGCTTTGTCATCATTTTCGATAACTAAACGGCGTTTGCATGAATCTGATAAACGATCATAATTTTTCAGCCAACGAGCAATAGTAGCATCTTTGTCGCCATATGTCGAGCCGATGTGAATATTGATTTTGTTTTCGAAGCTAGGGGCAAAACCCATCAAGTCCCACAATTCAGAATGGCGTTCTAAACTAACCAAACTGTTGTCAACAACACGGGCATCAGGACTACCTAAGATGTGGAACGGGCCAGGATGTGTTGTGACGCGATGCCCATGCAATTTAGCATAATCGCCAGCAGCACGAAGATGTTGAGCAATTTCATCAATTTGTGGCAAATCTGCTAATTCATAATGATTCCATCGAGGGAAGAGCTCAGATCCCAATCTAAACAATGTAATACCATTAGCCTCATTCCATTGGAGAATAGGCAACAAGTCACGGGCATTTGCTAATGCAATTTCACCAGCTAATTGAAGTCCACCTTGCTGAAACTTTTTGTCAATCATTGTGCGACCCGTACGGATGCCTTGTGCACCTAATTCCATGTTAATACATGCATATCCAAATCTAATCATAACCATTTTCTTAATTATAAGAAATTAAAACCACAATTCCTAGCAGTTTAATATTTATTAATATGATACGATTAAAACAAATATTAACCGAACAGAAATCTGATTATCTTCAGCCTTACCAAGCCGATAATCCAGCAAATACCGGTAAAGTAGCTGCTAATTTAACTCCAGATGATTTACAACGAGGTAGTGAAAACGCAGCCAAAGCTCTTAAAGAATTAGATCCACATACAGTTTTAACTATACTACAATTTATTACACCATTTATTCCAGTAGTAGGATGGTTTGCTGCGGCTGGGATCGGCTTAGCAAATGCGGCAATGTATGCAGGAGAAGGCGATACTAAACAAGCGGGAATTGAAACTATATTTGCATTATTGCCAGGAGTTGGTAAAATTGTACAAAAGATCCCAGCAATCGGAAAATTAGGCGCTCGTGGCATGGCTTCTTTAGGTCGTAAATTAGCAACATCTAAATCACCAATGTTAAATAAATTTGAATTACATTTAATTAAAAATCTAGCTAGTCCCAAATACAAAGATCTAATTAAAGCTGACTTAACTGAATATTTTAAAGCACGTGCAAAAAATGAGGCCGCATTAATAGCTAAAAATGCTACAAAAAGTAAAG